CGCCTATGTATCACGCTATGTCCTATGCTAATTTGTCAGAGCTAGCTAGGGAACCGAATTATCTGACCTCCGCCCCTGTGAGGTTCGCAGGGGAGGATGCGCCGATTAGAACCGAGGATAGCGATTTGATCGCTGAGGTGGACTTGGTCGTGAAGGCCATCTCCAGGACTATCAGTGGCAGTGACTTAGAAAACGAAACACCGTGGGTCGAAAACACCTTCCAAGACGAATTATGGGAGGGGTTGGGGATCGCAGGTTATTTGCTGCTGTTTATCCTGGCAGTTTTTGCCGCTTACCTCAAGAGGGAAATGATAATGAGGACAGCCCGAGATTCGTTCGAGGGCGCTCGGAGAAGGTCTCACTTGTTTTGGTACGGACAGACGCTGGATGTGGCAATGGTTGAGGTGGAGGCACCAGCGGTGAAGGAGGAATCCGAGCTGGTTGCTACTATCGTCACCCGTAGGAATACGGTGTCGCAGGAGATAACGGACAAGTTTGTCGAAATCGGGGATAAAACCTATCGTGTTGTTAACGAGAGGGAGTTCGATTATGAACCTCCGAAAGTTTCGGAAAAGAAGATCTTGCCGGAACGCAGGTGTGCAAACACCAGCGTCCCCTTCCTGGACCCTCTGAGGTACCAGGCGAGAGTGTACATGAAGAGTGGAGAGAAATTTGTGCCGCAGAGTTGGGTATCGTTTCACAAGATGAAGCTCCCACGCGGTTACGAATACTACATGGTGGCGGTTCGCCACTGCCATGATGAAATCGTAAACTCAACGGGTACAGGCAACTCGTATGTCATGACCACCGAAAAAGAAACGGGAGCGAAATTGTTCCCGTACCTAACGGACCTGCCCCTTGTGTTTGAAGCGGAGGAGGATGAAACTCTTATCTTCCAAGTGAATCACGAGGCTAAGTGGGTGAAACAGATGAAAGTCGAGTTTCTGGACGCGGATTTCGAGAAGCCTACTCTCTCGCCAGTGTGCATCGTAACGACTCTGGAAGACGGGGCCCTGTACCAAAAGTGCAGTGGGTCCCTCGTCGAGAGAAGTTCGAGGGAGGGGAAGTATACTTCAGACACGTATGACGCTACTTGTGGCGGACTCGTGATGCAGAAGAATAGGGCGAAGATAGTGCACGTTGGTCACGACGTGGTCACGGGGTTGAACGTCGGTTTGATGCTGTGGACGAAATGGACGGTGATTCGAGACGTAAAATTGCAAAGGACCAACAGACTGAAGGAATCCGAGAGGACCCGGCAGGATGCGCGATGGTCGATGGACGAGGTCGAGCGTAAGTTCGAGGAGGAGTTCAGGATATACCACGACGACGACAAGTACGAAGTCGGGGTCGCCTATGACGGGGACAACGTGATATTGAGACGTCAGAACGGTTTTGATAGGTATGAGCGTGAGGAGGAATTTGAGGCCGAGGCCGAGGAGTTCTACGACGTTCAGGACGAATATGAAGATCGACTGCAGGGGAGGGACCGTGACTCGGACAATGAGTCAGAGCGCGAGCCTAAAAGCAGACGGCGTTATCGAGAGAACTTTGATTACCAGTCAGGAATCCAAAATCGCAGTGAACTAGAATGGTGTATGGCAAACAGAAAGGCATCAGACCCCTTTGTTGGCTATCGCGAATTCAAAGCACTGCCCGCCGGAAAGATAGTTTTTCTCAAGTTATACGGGTTAGACGGGGTTCAGCGCCCCGCCAACGCTTGGATCGCGAAGTGCAATGGCACTAGAGTAGAGGTCCTGGTGGAGACCCAGAGCGGAAATGAGATTTTCGCCACCGATGTCAACGCTTTTAGCGATTTGATACAAGTGGACATGAATTCTCAAGAAGCTACTAAGGTCGGCTTGTCGATAAAGAGAAGGGTTCCGGAAGGCGGGAATTACGATGCGGACCAACTGAGGCATGTGAAGGAGCAGGTGGACCTGTTGCTTGATGTAAACAGAGCCATTAAAAGAGCCGAGGATAGCGGTATGAAGATAGACATGGCCCCGATCATGATTGACGGGGAGGCTCTGGAGCTTACCAAACAGACTCGGCTGATGCTCACAACAGCTGAAGCGCCCATTCAGACAACATTCGACATCTTGGAGATTGCCGAACTGATTAAAGAAGGGAAAATCGGAGAGAGAGTACAACAAGCGGTTGAGCAGAGTGAACGCCTGCGCGATGAAAAAGTCAAACCGCTGGTCGATTTGGTTCTTAGTTTGACGGGGAATTCACAGAAAGTCAAGAATTGAACAGGCGAATGATGGAAACAATCGCGGAAAAGTTGGAGGGCGCTGACGAGGCGCGCAAAGACTTTGAGGACCGGATGGGGGAGCTCTTGGTGCGTGTGCAAGAGAGTAGCCCTTTAAACGGTTCGACCCGGGAAACACCTACGGGTTTGGTCCCGGGAATGGAAACGAAACCGAAGTCTACAATTACGAGTTCTTCGGAAGGATCCGCGGTGCAAAAGAAAGGTCCTCAGGGCAAAAACAAAGGAGGAGGCTCGCAGCCTACCGCCAAATTGATACAAGGGCCGAGCTCTACGACATCCCAGGCCGAAGTGCCGAAGAAGTCAAACGATCCATCAACAACACTTCCCTCGAGCAACGCTTCTCCGACATCCGAGTCGGCGAACCTGTTGCCTGCGGCGTCAGAATAGAGGGATGTGACGGTTCTGGTGAAGGGTGCCTCGCACACCAGAAACTCCGTCAGAGATTTGAGGACTACCTAGCAAAGGGGATGATCACGAAATTAACGATATTGCCGCCCCTGTTTAAGAGAATGCTTGGTAGTTACGCGAAGTTTTACGCGTACACGAGTGAGACCCTGAGACCTCGGATGCGCCCCACAGCGGGCACAGGGTTTTACTGGGACAGATTTTTCCCGCATCACCGATCGCTGTTGAGGGACGACGGCTTGTTTGATATAGCTTGCAAGACGGCGTTCCAGAAATTACAAAAGATGTCACAAACGAACTACTATGAGCTGGACGCTGCGCAGCTTTGGCAACTTGGATTGCAAGAGCCGATTACTGCGCACGCCAAAAACGAGCCTCACAAGAAGAAGAAGCTAGACGAAGGGAAAGTCAGAATAGTGTACGGCTATGCCGTTACTGACATGATAGTCCATCACTTCGTCTCACACTTCAAACAGGAAGCTGACTTCGACAACCCAAGAAATCCGTGCCAGGCTGGACAGGATATGACTACGCCGCGCTATGCCCGAAAATTGTTT